CGCACAGGTCAAAGACCCGACCCTTATCCATGTGTTCCTGCATCGTATGCCGAAAGCCCGTAATCTCTACGGCTCCTGCTGCGAACTAAACACCTACACACCATGCAGCACGAATTCTGATTGCTACTCCTGCGAAGGAGTTGGCGACATCGTTGCTCCAACACCCTAACCCGCAATCCCCATGAGAGGGGCGGGGAAACCCGCTCCTCAATGGGGGAAAGGAAAACCAAATGGCTTGCTTCACAGACCTTAGTTACGCAGATCGGTCCTATCAATTTGTTCGGACGCTTTCAAGCGCGGCTGGTATTACTCCAGTTTCGCTTGGATGCTACAGCGAGATGAATGCTTCCGGTAAACTTTACCAGTTCTACATCGCGCTAGCCGACATTGCTGGAACCGAATCTCCAGTAACGCAAAACTGCTTTGAGCAACTAACTGAAGACGCGCAAATGAATCTCGTAAACGATGTTCTAGCGTCTGCTTTTGCACTCTAACAAAATACTAATACAACAATATGTCTACACGACGCCCTTATACTCCTGATCGGGTCGCTTTGTTCGGCCCTCAAACCATCAACCTCTTGCAAACTGGTAACGCTGTCCTCGTTCGTCTCAACGATCAAGACACCCGTTTCATCGTTCAAAATGTTATCCTCGAAACTGTATACGCAAAAGGAACCACGGCCACCGACCCGCAAGTTCGTGCCACCGATGGGACCAATGCGATCACCTCAACCCTCACCATTACCGATGCACTCGACAATGTTGGTGGAGCCAACTACCTTGCGCTTGTTGCCAATCCTGTCCCTGTTGTCAGCGGAACCGACACTCTCACGCTTGAGAAAGTTGTCGTTGGCGCCGGTCAAGCCACAGCCACACGCTCTCGCACGAATGGTGTCGCTACCATCGCTACTGGCGCTGTTCACGGATTCACAACTGGTGATCTTATCACCATCGCTTCGATGACTGATTCCAGCTTCAACGCTGTTGACGCTTGCGTTACCGTTGTGGATGCGACCACATTCACCTATGCTAACGCTGGTGCTAATGTGGTTCTTGGGGCTGATACCGCTGGACGAGTTGGAGCACTTAAAGTGAATGCCTACGCCATCGGCATCTACTGGTAATATCGTTAAAGATAATCTAGGAGTGAGGAGGTTCAACCCCTCTCCACTCCAAAACCATTTGATTTGCTATGCCTAGAATTTCACCTACCTGCTTTACAGACGCAACAGAAGACCAGCAAAACTATGACATCTATACTGCCATAGCTAATCTCCAAGGATTTCAAGTTCCAGAATACGATCAAATTGATCTTACATATTACGGAGCAACAAATAATATTGCCACAGTTCAATATTTGAATGGCGGAAATCCCGTTGCAACCTTGACTCTGACCTATGCAGTTCAGCCTCCAGTTGCCAATGACGCAAATCTAACAACTGTAGCTATAGCATATCCATAAAAAATATGGCTTTTACATTCAATCCATTTACTGGAAAGTTTGACATTTATAGATCAACGCCCATCTATTCATCGTCAACCGATGTTCAAGTATTCACTTCATCAGGAACTTGGACAAAGATAGCTGGCGCAAAGTTGATACAAGTTGTAGCTATTGGTGGTGGTGGCGGCGGCGCTAGTGGCGGGGTCATAGGTGTAGGGAATGACTCACCGAGAGGTGGCGCTGGAGGAAGCGGCGGGGGAATCACCACGCGGACGATTGACGCCTCCATTGTCGGCGCTACCGTAACTGTTACAGTTGGTTCTGGTGGAGTTGGCGGGGCAGCATCTAATGTTTCCCCATCACTTGGCGTTGCTGGGACTGACGGTGGTAACTCTACATTTGGTGCGTTAGTAATAGCAGAAAGAGGTTTTGGCGGAGGAACTGACGGAATCGGCGGGAAGTCTGGTCAAAGATCAATGTTTCAAGGTGCCGATGGCGGTAATGGCGTTTCTGGATCTGATGGAGGCAATGGCGGTTCAATTAACTATGCGGCTGCTGGAGGTGGAGCTGGTGGCGGAGTGACATCAACAACAGCGTTTTTTGGCGGATCAGGCGGTATTGTTTTTAGTAACTATGCAACTGGCGGAGGAACTCCCGGTGGTGGGATTAACCAAAACGGCAACAATGGGGCCAGTTTAGGATACTCGTCACACGCTGGCGGTGGTGGCAGCGGAGGCGGGTCATCACTAACTGCTAATGGTGGGAACGGCGGCAACGGCGGCATTTATGGTGGCGGAGGAGGTGGCGGTGGCGCGCAAGGTGGCGTGCTATCTTCTGGCGCTGGCGGAAACGGAGCGCAAGGCATCGTCGTTGTAACTACATATTTCTAATATGGACACTTACGCAATACTTGATAAACAAGGAGGTTGGTTGGTGAACCTCGTCGTGTGGAATGGAAATCTGGAAGATTGGCAGCCTCCCGCTGGGACTGAAGCGAAATTAGCAAGCGAGATTGACTTGCATTCTCTGCCAGAAAGACCAAGCGATATGGTATAAGCTTAATCCATTTACAATGAATACACCAGACGGAAACTTTGCACATGGGACTGGGTTTGCTGGGGCAATCTTCAGCGTATTTGCAGTAATAATTTCTATGTTACCTGAGTTAGATATTTTTCTCCGAATCATTGCATCTACTAGCGCGATTATTGCGGCATGGGTTTCGATCTATGTAATGCTAGCAAAGCTGAACAGAGATAAAAGAAAATGAAGCTATCGTTAACGATAATCTCCGCTATACTACTTTCCTCATGCGTAAATATACCGATACCTCCGATTGGAAAAGATCAAGGTAAACTTGGTTCAGTTCAACTCAAATTGGCAGCATCGTATATTCCGCTAGTAAAACCACAGAACAAAACAGAAACAGAGAAAGAAGACCCAAATGTGAAATATGCGTTTGAGCAATTCTCTAAAACCATAAAAGACAAATGAAAATCGTAAACATCATATTGGATCGCCTTTCCGAGAACTCGACATGGCGCGGAATCATCCTCGTAGCTACCGCTCTTGGAGTTAAACTTGACCCAGAGTTGCAGAACCAAATCCTCGCCGCTGGCTTAGGATTGGTCGGCGTGATAAATGTCCTACGCAAAGGCAAGTGACTAGGGTTGAGATAGAGAGTATGCAAGCCCGTATTGGCGTAAAGCCAGACGGGTGGTGGGGGCCAAAGAGCATTGCTGCTCTAAAGAAGCACTTTGCCGCCATGGCCCCAAATCCTCCTATCTCGCCAAAGCCAAGCACGAAAGCCTGCACAGAGTTCTTTGGCGAGCCGGGGAAAGTTCCTATCGTCCGAATCAAGCCTCCATACAAAATGTATCTGTATGATGGACCAGAGACGATCAGCGGAATTGCCATCCACCCAAAGTGCGCTGAAAGTCTAACGGAAATCCTTGAGGAATTGCTAGATATCTACAACACTCCAGACTCAAGAAGCGCGGCAGGTATCGACAAGTTTTTCGGAAGTTATGTGAATCGTCCGCAGCGAGGAGGATCAGAGCCAAGTAAACACGCATGGGCGGCTGCAATCGACCTTGACGCAAATAATAATGGACTGCACACGGTCTGGCCTACAAGATCGAGGATGCCGATACAGGTCATCGAAGTCTTCGCCAAGCATGGTTGGATTAACCTTGGGGCGGTAATTTTTCGTGATGCTATGCACTTCCAATTCACACAATGAAACAATTTGACTTGAGCAACGATTATCGTTAACGATAAAAGACTATGGGCAATTCCTGCAATGAAACAATTATAGTTGCCTCTTATGCGAAATCTGCAAAAGAAAGCGCAATAAGCGCATCGCATTCGGCCTGCTTGGCTCAACAAGCAATTGGCGCATCTGGAGCTACCGGAGCCACTGGAGTCGGCGCAACTGGCGCAACGGGATTAACTGGAGCCACAGGCCCATCTGGAGGGCCAACAGGGGCAACAGGAGCCACAGGTGTTGGAGCAACAGGAGCAACGGGATTAGCTGGAATTAACGGAACTACAGGGGCTACTGGCATTCGTGGATCAACAGGAAGCACAGGGGCCACTGGGCAACAAGGCGCTACTGGAGAGCAAGGCTCTACTGGTATTGGTGCTACAGGGGCTACCGGAATCGGAGCAACTGGTCCTATTGGGCCACAGGGATCTACGGGGATGGTCGGCCCTCGCGGAGCTACAGGATTGACAGGCCCATCAGGCGCTGGAGGAGGAGTCGGATCAACAGGGGCTACAGGCTCACAAGGAGCTACCGGAATTCAAGGAAGCACAGGATCTACTGGGCCAAGTGGTATTCAAACAACCTATGCAACGCTAACCCCAAGGGAAAATCAACCTCCAGCAACAGCATTTGCAACATTGGATACTCGCAATAGTATTGCTGTATTAGACTTTGATGATACAACGATTGAAAATGCTATATTTTTGGATATAATCCCGCAGTTTGCAATACTTACAAGCGGTCTAAAAATCCGCATCATTTGGACAGCTACAACTGCAACAAGTGGAGATTGTGTATGGCAAGCCGCGTTAGAAAGAATGACAACAGACATTGATGTAGATTCGTTCGACACGGCAGCAAGTGCAACAGCGACAACTAATGCTACAAGCGGAGTTCCAAATTACACAGAGATTACATTAACAACAATTGATTCCGTTGCCGCAGGGAATGGTTTCCGCTTGAAAATCACGCGCAATGCAACAAGCGCATCGGATACAATGACAGGAGATGCCGAGTTGATCGCCGTCGAGGTAAGGAGCGCTGCGTAATATGGCTTACGCACTAACACTTGCAGGAGCCAGACTCAACATTGGCACATCGTCTTCTTTGGCATTCGATAAGGATTCGACTTTTACTGTTGCTGGAAATTATTTATTCCCAACACTTTCATCTGGCGCCTTCCAGCTTATTAATAAACAGGACAATGCAGGAAATGCAACAGGGTGGGCATTAGCGTTTTTGTGGCAACTTGATGTAGGTCAAGGAGTGGGGAATTGGATTTCTTTTTCAAAACGCAACAATAGCACAAATGATTCTTGGGGAATCGCTTCCGCTTCGCCAGTTGCTGGGCAGTGGTCGCACATGGCCGCATCAACAACCTCTGCAAACACTTTAGATCAAAAATTTTACTTTAATGGTTCGCAACTATCTACAGTTGTAAACAGGAACACACTTACTTCTGGGATAACCAACGCCGTAGTTCCGCAAATTAACGGACGCAACGGCGCAAACAATTTGAGCTCATTTCAAGCCGCCGAAGTCGGCATCTGGAACGCCGCCCTCACCGCCGCCGAAATCGCCTCCCTCGCCAAAGGCATGACCTGCGACAAAGTGCGCCCACAATCGCTCGTTTTCTACGCACCACTCGTCCGCGACCTGCAAGATGCTAGGGGTGGTCTAGCAATCACCAACAACAACGGCGCCACCGTTGCCAACCACCCAAGAGTCTATGCCTAATTACTACAACAGAACAAATCCTTCTGATCTTCGTGATTTGGCGCAATCCTTGATCGACACTTGGGAAGAGACAAACAACCCAAAACTTCAAGAGTGGATTGCAGCTCCGCCGAAGCCATCGCAAAATGCGATTTGGGATAATGGTCAATGGGTAATTCCGCCGCCACCTTCGTGGACAGTAGAAGAATGGCTAAACAAAGAGGGATACGGAGCCACACAGTTAGTCACATTGTTGGATCTATACGCAACGCTTACTGAATCGGGCAAAATATCACCAAAGCTAAATACAGTAAAAGCGTGGACAAATTCAATTCTTGGAGAGTATATTCAAAACAGCCAACCCAAAGAAGACTGGGGGACCGCTCCATTCACATTTAATGAAACAGTTATTGAAGCATATCAAGAACTGTGAATTAAAACATTTGACTAAACCCAAACTATCGGTAACGATAAATATATTATGAGTTGTGGAAATTCCAGAAGTTCTAAATGCAATTCGTGCGGCCCAAGTGAGGCGGCAATTAATTCTATTGCGGATCGTGCAGCTTACTATGCTCGTATAGCCGTCTCTGCTTCAGAGACTGGTGGAGGAATTCGCTGGGGATATATCGGTGATGGAGTTGAAGATACATTCAATATTGATGGGGCAGGAACAACGAATAGCGCATCATTCCTTGTAACGATTGATGGAGTTGTCCAAGACCCATTGGACTACACAATCACATACGGGCTTCCATATACCATTACGATGAACAATCCCGTCCCATCTGGTGATGAAATTGTCATTGTTTCACTTAATGGCAAGACAGGGGCGACCGGACCTACTGGAGCTACTGGCGCCACAGGCCCACAAGGCGCTACTGGAGTCGGCGCAACAGGAGCGACTGGCCCGGTTGGGCCTGCTGGAGGCGCAACGGGAGCGACTGGTCTTACTGGAGCGCAGGGAGCCACTGGAGCCACTGGCGTAATTGGATCTACTGGATCCACTGGATCCACTGGATCCACTGGCCCAGCAGGCCCAAGCGGAGGAGCCACTGGATCAGGAGGAGACGCTATTTTCTGGGAAAATGGTAAGAATGTAACTACCAACTATACCATCACAACTAACAAAAACGCAATGTCTGCTGGACCAATCACAGTCAACGCAGGTGTCACAGTAACCATCCCAGGCGGATCAGTTTGGACTGTAGTATAGAAAATAAAAATTATGCCAGTAACAATTAACGGAACAACAGGAATCGTAAGTCCAAACTACACTGGGAATGGATCAGTGCCAGTTGGAAGCGTATATCACTTTGCAACTTCAACTACACCGACTGGGTTTTTAATTTGTAATGGTGATGCAGTTCCAAATGGTAGCGGAACTGTCCA